TGGGATGAGAGAGGTTACAAATACCATCGGTACAACGAAGTGCTGACAATCGGCAAGGCTAATTTTATTCACGGTGCTTACTGTGGAGTAAACCACGCATCCAAACACCTTTCAGCATATGGATGCAATCTAATCTACGGTCACACGCATGATGTAACCAGAGCATCTGCAACAAGATTACAAAACGGCAACATCTCTGCTTGGTCGATGGGTTGTTTGAAAGACATAGTGCTGAAAAAAACAGATGGCTCAAAGGAAGATTACACAACTGGAATCACGCTTTCGGCATCATCACTTGGTTCGAGAAAGACGGTGGTAATTTCCAGTTAGAGGTGATAGATATTATTAAAGGCAAAGCCACTGTTTGGGGCAAGGCAATTAAAGGATAAATTATGACTTATAGAGAACTCATAAACGAAGTATTAATCAGACTCCGAGAAGAAACCATTGCTACTGACTGGTCTGGCAATATCAACGACTCAACAACAATAACCGATTACCAGAAAGTGATCGGCTCTTTAGTTAATGATTCCAAGCGCAATGTTGAAGGCTACCACGACTGGTTATCGCTGCGAGAAACCGCTGACATAACTACCGTATCAAGCACTAAGAATTACAATCTCAGCTCTGGTCAAGAGTTTAAAGTGGTGGATGTTATCAACAACGATACAGGACTTAATTTGGTACAGGTTAGCCGTCACTATATGAACAGCATAAAGTACCCCACAGACCCGACTGGTGACCCTCTGTATTACAGTTTTAATGGCTCAGATACCTCCAACAATTTAAAGGTTGACCTCTCCCCTGTTCCGACTTCAGCACAGACCATCTCGTTTGATTTAGTCAAGTACCAGGACGAGTTAAAAACCGCCTCAACAGTATTAAAAATACCCGACAAACCTGTTGTGCTTGGTGCCTGGGCGAGAGCCATTGCCGAGCGTGGTGAAGATGGTGGAACGCAGTCATCTATGGCAGCCCAAGAAACCAGAGAAGCACTCACTCATGCGGTGATGCTTGACTCTGGCAATACCCAATATGAAACCGACTGGTATGTTTCCTGATGGCTAAACAACTGACCTACAGACCGCTTGATAATCTGGGTGTTAATGGGCTTAACACTCAAGCCAATCCTGCCTCACTGGATTCTACTTGGCTCACCAAGGCTGATAATATTGTTATCAGAGAATCAGGTCGCATCTCTTCACGCAAGGGATTGAAACAAAACATCCTCAAGACCTCTGCCAAGATTGGCTCAATGGTTGAGCATAACGACTCAGGCACGAATAAAGTCTTTGCTAGTGTCGGTACTTCAATCTACACCATTGCCTTCAGCTCGCCAGACTCAGCCTTTACCTCGGCACATACCGTATCAGGCTCAACCTCTGACTGGCAGTTTGTCAACTTCAACAACAAACTCTATGGTGTCCAGAATGGTGTTGCTCCTGTTAAGTATTCTGGTAGCTGGGCTAATTTGTCAACCAAACCCAGTGGCATAACCACCTTTGACCCTTCCTGTGGGATGGGTTATTACGGCAGACTGTGGGTCGGTGGAGTGACAGAAAACAACGATGTATTGTATTACTCAGACACTTTGGATGGCACTAACTGGACAACCAGTGCTGCTGGTTATATCGACCTCAAGACCGTCTGGGGTGCTGATGAGATTGTCGCTATTGCCCCGTTCTACGGTCAGCTTGTTATCTTTGGTAAAAGCAATATAGCCATCTATCAAACTCCGACTGACCCTACTAATATGGCACTCACTGAGGTTATCAGAGGTATTGGCTGTGTCTCCAGAGACTCGGTTCAGGCGATTGGTGATGACCTTGTGTTCCTTTCCTCTACGGGTCTGCGTTCACTGGCTAGAACAACGGAACTCGACAAAGTACCGTTAACAGATTTCTCGGTCAATATTAAAGACCAGTTAATCAGAAACATCTCTCAAAGCACCAATGTCAAATCGGTTTATGTTGAGAATGAGGGTGTCTATGTAATGTCATTCGTGGATTTAAATATCACCTACGTTTTTGACATGAAGTATTTCACCCCGAACAAAGCCCCAAGAGTAACGATTTGGAAGTTTGACTCCGACAGAGAACCGGCCAGTCTTACCTACACCGAATCGAAGGGTTTCTTAATCGGTCAACAGGAAGGCAGCATTGCCACCTATGAAGGATATTACGACAAAGATTACTCAGGCTCTACTGTTTATACCAGCCACTCATACACCTCATCCTTTGCTACCAACTGGATTGACTTGGGTGATAGCGTGGTTGCCTCATTGCTGAAAAAACTGAAGATGGTAATTGAAGGTGGTTCTGGTTCTAGTCTTGGTATCAAGTGGTATAAAGACTTTTCTCCAACACCCTCCAAAACCACTCAGATTGCCCTCAATCCTGTAACCACTGGAACGGTGTCATTGTGGGGAGCATCCAGTTCTTTATATGGAGCAACAACAGTTTCACACACCCATGATTCAGCAGTACACCCTGCCTCATCAGCCTATGCCCCTGTCTATGGACTGAGGGAATACAACACATC